GCCGATCCGTAGGTCTGATAAAAAGCGCAATTGCTCAGCGTCAGGTTTGGATCGACAGACATGATTCCGTTGCTGCCGCCAACCATGAACGCCCCATAAAACTGGTAACTTCCCGAGCCGCCACCATAGAAGCGCACGTTGTCGATCAACTTCGCTCCGACCGTCGATCCATAGCCCTTAACCCAACAAGCAGAACCCGGATCGGCAATGTTCGCCGGGCCGATAGTCAGGTTGCTGGTGAAGTTGCCGACATAACCGCCGTTGGCGTGGTCGTAGGTGATGCCACCTGTCCAGCCGATGCTGCCGCCAGATACCGAGGTCAGCGTCACAACATCGGTGCGTGGGGTTGCGTTGTAGGCTTGCGTGGTCGCAAATACAACCACGTCGCCAACCTGCCAGCCCGTCGCATCATCAACTGTTGCCGAAGTTGCCCCGGATGAGATAGCAGCAGCAAGCGTCGTCTTGCGCTTGCGCGGATACCCTTTGAGCGTGATCGGTGTGGCTTCTGCGAAGGTGATCCGCTGGTTTGCCGCCGTTCCGCTTCGCACGTTGTTGTAATTAATCGCTCCGGTCACCGAAACATTGGACGAAATATCAATGTTGATCGTGCCGTTGATGGTGATGTAGGTCTGCGAGGTCAGCGACCATGATGCGCTGTTGCTTGCTGAGAGTGTTCCGGTGACGATGCAAGACAGGCAAACGCAAGTTGTTGCGTCAAGCGTGACCGTGACGCCGGAGTTAATCGTCACATCATCGGCAGTCGTCGGAACAGCAGCAGACCCAGCCGCCCCGCCTGCCGTAGCTGCCCAGATGGCCCCAGACCAATTACCTGTAGTGACTGCGTATCGAGCGGCCATACCTCAGCCCTCCCGCGCCATGCGCGCCAGGGCGAGGGCCAGGATGTTGATCAGGATGGCTAGGGTTAGGAGGGCGGTGGTCATGATGCTGAGACGCTATCTATCAACGGTTCTTCTGGGATTGATTCAACCGCATATCCGCCACTGCCATCGGGGACAATATCCAAATCACCCGCTGCGAACTGGGGCTGGATCAGGTTCGCCACAGTCAGCGGAGAACTCAGAGCACCGTAGAACAGCAGCATGCCAGAGTCATCGGCAGTACCGGACACCCCGATACCGACGTGAGTGATGGTTGCTCCAGTAGCACCGCATTGAGGGAACTGGATCAATGCTGCATTGGTCGCCGAGTCTGTGTCAGCCATGCGCGCCAGGGCGAGGGCCAGGATGTTGATCAGGATGGCTAGGGTTAGGAGGGCGGTGGTCATGCCCCTCCCTTCGAGTCGTCCACCGTCGCGGTGTATCCGTTCTCCGTCTTGACGAGGTTGACCTTGCGCGTGCCACCGTCCTTCTCGATGGTCACCGGCACGGTGATGTTGATCGGCGGGAGCGGCTGCGCTTCGGCTTCCTTCTTCTCGCCACCTTCGTCCGCTTGCTTGGTTTTCTCTTGTGCCTGAATAGCTCGTTCAGCCGCCCTATGCTTTTCTTCGGCCTTCAGGCGCTGCTCTTCAAGCGCATTCCTGGCCAAACGGTCTTCCTTTTCAACGGCAATCCGCGCGGCCTCATGCGTGCGTTGCATTTCCAGTCGAGCCAATTCAATTTCCTTGGTCTGCTCCAACTTCACCATTTCCAGCTGGTGGCGTAGACCCTCCATGGCCTTGCTGGCTTCCTCGCTGAGTTCGGCAATACGCAATTTGCCGTCCAGATTTAGCCTGGCAATCTCGATGGACGTGTCGGCGCCCGCTTTGATCTTGTTGATCTCGTCGCGCGCATCAGCCTGGATCTGGCGTAGTTGGTCAGACATATCGGCAATACGTCGATCAGCCTCGGCCTGTATGCGCATGATGTTACGTTCAGCCTCGATGCCTGCGTCATCGCCCTGCAGCATGGCTTGCGCCTCTGCATTCAACTTGGCCACCTTGGCGCGCTGCTCTTCCAGCGCCAGCAACGCCTGTTCGCGCTGCATCTGCATGGCCTCGGCTTGCATGGCGGCCTGCTCTTCGGCCTTCTGCTGCTCTTCGGGTGTCAGTTCCTTGTCGGGATCTGTATCGCCGGTCATGCGGCGAATTTCCTCGACGATTTCCCTGGCGTTCGGCAGGTCGCTGAACTGCATGGCAATGGTGTACAGGCGCAGCCCGATTTCCGGCGGCAATTTCTGCACCATGGCGGTCAGCGAGTCGAACATCACCTGGCGCAGCGTGCCGGCATAATCCTGCTCGGACACCACGAAATCGGCCATGCTCGCGGTGATGTCGTTGATGTACCGCACCGAACCGTCCGCCTGGATCTCGGGTTGGTTTACCTTTACCCAATCCAGCTTTCCGCGCGCACCAGTCAGGCGGATTACTTTTTCCTCGGTGTAATACTGCTCGACCAGTGATAACTGCTTGCGTCCCTGTGTCTGGATTGCAAACAATTGGTTGTCGAACGGTTCAGTGGTGGATACTGACCCCTGGCTTTGTCTGGCTTTGATCGCCTCGCCGCTGACCGCATTGGTTTTCCGGCCAAGGTTCTCATCATTCACGCCGACCGATCGCTGAATGGTCTGTGTGCCCAGCGTCATAATCTGGATCTGCCCGGTCGCCGCATCCGTGTCGCGCCGGATAATCAACTCTTTGCCGGGGTTTTTCTCAATCCAGCCGTCTGGGCGCGATACCTCGTCGGCCGCACGGTTGATGTCATCCACCGCATTTTTGTCGGCGATGACCTGGTTCGTGTTCAGCATGAACTGGGCTTTGCTGGCCCGCTTGTTGATGTCCTGCTGGATATCCCGGACCCGGCGAATCGCGCCGTATGGCAGCCGATCACGCGACCGGCGATAACACCAGATCGGCGTCAGACTGAACTGATTGTGGCGATATGGACTAGGGCGAAGATCCAGCAGATCGGTCTCGGTGAACACCGCGAAATGCACCCGCATCATCACCCGGTCAACAATCGATGCTCCACCACTCGCGACAATGGCGGATGCCATTGCCTTATCCTGTTTATTGAAAAACGCCCCTTTGAATTGACCCTCTGCCACCACCTGGCATTTACACGGAGTTCGGTACTGGCATTCGATCAGCCGCACGCGGCGACGCTGGGTATCGACCGATGCCCCAACACCACCCGCATAGACCCGGCCGCCACTGTTTTCAGTGCGCTCACCCAGATACCACTCTTCCTCGTCATTGAGCGAGAACATGGACGTATCCTCGGCCGCCGACTTAATCCTATCCACTCGGCCTGGAAACATAGCGCATGCAATATCTTCATCAACCCAGCGCCAGCGGAACAGATACCGCGCATCGGATAGATCCAGTTCGTAGGCCGACGAGTCCCACAGCACATTCCGCCAGTCCTCATACTTGGAATACAAAATGTCTTGTGTCGGGTCATCGCGCACGCCGTCATCTACCCAACCGACGCCACCCTTAACGGCATCGCTGAACGCGCGACTGCGCGCCATTGGTACGCCGTTCATGTCCGACACATATTTCATGGTCTTGGTCTTGACGTCCGCGGTCTGCACGTCGTCTTCAGAACGTGGCAACACCTTCCAGTCCACACGCATGCGCCGCTCAGTGCCAATCATCCAATCGACCATGGGCGCTACTTCGTTGTAGGTGAGTGGCATCTGCCCACGTTCGGCCAGAACGGCGGCATCCTCAGCATCCCACTGGTCGCCGTCGTAGAAATCGTGATCCGTGGCCATCTGTAGGCGGTTCTCCGCCTGACGGTCTCGCTCCAGGTAGTACCAGCCCAACAAGCGCCGCAGCTCTTTCCGCGAATCCTCCGAGTCCAGAGGATGCGCAGAATACGGGATCAGGCTATTGGTCGCCTCGATATGCGCATCCACATCATCCGAGTATTGATCGCCCGGCGCTTTGCCACGCTGAACGGTAATCTCATCGAAGCCGTCACGCATATTCTAGCCCTGTCTTTTCTTCGCGGATTTCCTGTCCGGTGACCAACTTCCCGTCTGCCATGAGCTTCATTTCGCCGATAGCATGGCGCTGCAGCTCAGGTATCGGTGCAGTTGGCATGCGGATCAGATCCGGCAGTCCTTCGATGATGATGTTGGCGATTCGATACCAGGTTGACGTCGTTTCATCCATTCCGAGCACCCTGGCAGCCTGCGAGGCTTGCCTGGCGAGATAACTCGCGTCGTCGTACTTGTATGCGGCTGACTCACAAACGATGAACCATGGCGCCCCTTGCGCCCGCCTGGCCGGCATCAGCACCAGGGCACGCTCATCGTTGACCCAGGTATAAATGGCCAGAATGTCTCCATGCCGGCGGACCAAATAAGATTTACGGGGGTCGAGACTGACGGACACAGGCGCTCCAGGTGGTTTTCCTGCGCGTCATCATGCCAAGCATGGGTCGAGATTCAGGCGACCAGCAGCCTTTCGATGGTCATGGCCAGCAAATCCAACTCCTCCATCTTGCGCACCCGCAGCAACGCCCGGTTGCCGTGGATGCCTTCCGGCCCTTGGTGGCAGTGCCAGCACAGCGGCACGGCCAGCACATCGTCGGCGCGCTGACCCATACCCTGGCCCTCGCGGAGATGGTGCGCGGATGACGGGCCAGGTGCACCACAGAGAATGCAGTCCATGCGCTTGATGCGCTCAATGTGAGCGCGGCTGGTGATGCGCTTCATCGCAGAGAACACCCCTCACAACCCGGATCGGTATCGCGCCTAAACGTGTGTCCGCATGGCGGCTGATGGCCCCACGGGTTGGGATGATCGATCATGCGCGGCACGCGGGTCAGCACGCCGTGAACATCAACAACCGTCCAGCCGTCTTGCATGGGCTGATATGGTTCGATGCTGCGGTTTTGACAGCCGTAGGTCATTTTTCCTCGACGAACGATTCAGCCATTTCGGCTATTTGATCTTCGGTCAGCGTCGGCCAATACCGCTCGGCAATCGTCCGGCAGATGCCGCGTGCAGCCACTTGATATTCCGATTCATCCATCGACTCAAACGATAGGCTGCGCGGTATGAATTGAATCAGCATCCCGTAGCCTGGCACGTGGATACCGATTTCATCGCATGCGACTTTGCCCTCAATCTGCAAACGCTTGATGGCTGTATGTGCCTCCAGCCCGGCGAATGCTTCGACGTTGGCGACAACAAGTTGTCCAATGCGATGCACCAAGCGATTAAATTTCTGGTTTCGCAGCTTCGCTAAATCCGCCGCGAGAACGTCACCAATGCTGTAGCCGCGTGACCGTAACTGCGCCTCCGCGCATGAGTCAGCCGGAACCAGTGCGCCTTTGGCGACTCGCAGATAGATGCGCTCACGGCGCTTCTTTTTGGCTGGCGTCATGGGTAGGGTTGGCATCACACCGCCATCGCCGAGCCGCGCCGCTTGAATGCTGCCGACTTACCCCTGGATCCAAGATATTGCCCAGAATCAAGTGCCTGCCCGAACTGCCTAAATGCGTCAGCGGAATGCTCGCATCCGTTGTCTTCTGGTTCTGCCGACCATGCGCCCATTGACTTGTTCCAGCGACGCTTGAAGCCGGCCAGCTTGCGCAGGCCATCCGCGCATCCGGTTTCATCAAACCAGCACGAGGCAAACGCCTTGCGCGTCTGTTGGATGCCGACCTGTTCATCCAGAATTCGATCAACGATCACAATATTCTGCATACCCAAGTCACGCAGCATTTCCTCAATTGACTTGTTCGAGTCAGACAAACGCTTGTGCGCGCAATCGTGCGGAAGATAGTGATATCCGAAGATCAGTCCGGTATCCTGCAAATACTTCCAGTAATGGCCTAGTGTTTCCCCGCTGGCCTCGTAGTGCAGCACCCAGCGGTATTCGAGTCCGACCTGTTGCATGAACCAGATCGCCGTCGAGTCAGACCGGCCAACATCCCAAAAAGTGTCGGTCGGCACATCCAGACGTGGAACGCGGCAGACTCGCCCCTGTTTTCTGGCGTCAGCCAGTTGCGTTGAGTAGTAGCAACCCGCAGTCGATACCTGGAAAGCTTCTTCCGGCGTACCTGGGTACTCCTGCCACATCTTCGACTCGTCACCCGAAAAATCAGAATCACGCACGGCCACATACCACCACTTTTGCCCGTCCGTCAGCGCCTGGCCAATCTTTCCTTCGATCTCATGAAAGTATTTGCGATCCTTCTCAGTCAGTTCGACTGGCGTATCCAGACAATAGCTTTCCTCTGCCCACCAGGGGAAGAAGTGCATTTTGTAATCGCGCTCCGTCAGCGGCTTGCCCTGCTGCTCGAACGCCAGTGCCCGCTGCACCATCTTGTAGAACTCGCCGTCCTGGCCCTCGGCTGTCGATTCGATGATGACAATACCCGACTGCGGCACGGCCGGCAGCGAGCCGGTGACGACTTCGTTCGCCTTGTCCGGGAACTTGGCGCAGATCTTGCCGAACTCGGAGACATGCAGCCGGTGAATCGTGCCCGAGCGCATCGACGTGGCCACGCGCACGCTGCTGTTGTTGTGGCCGAACACCAACTCGGTTGCCGAATCCCTGTCCAGCGGGAACATGGTATGCAGAATTTCGGTGATGCCAAGGTTCTCGCCGATATGGTCATAGGCGTACTTCACCTTGTCTCGAAAGATTACCTCGGCAGCGCCCTTGTCTTGCGCAACAATGCCGCAGCGCATGTTCTCGTTGAACAGCGCGGTATCAAGCCAAACGATAGCGACCAGCGTTGTGAATCCAAGCTGCCGCGCCTTCAGGATCAGATTGCGACTGTGCAGACGTTCAATCAGCCGGCGCTGGGCACGGTTCGGAGTGAAGTCGAGCGCCAAGTCCTGCTCGCCGTCATCGCCCTTAATCATGATCTTGTAGAGGTTGCAAATCCTCCACATTGGGTCGCGCAACTTGGCGACCAGATCGGGATTGAACTCAGCCACCACTCTTTACCGGCCCAATCGAACCACCCTGGATGGCGCGCGCAAGCTCTGCTATCGGGTCTGTCTTCTGCTCGTTATCCTTCTCGAACTCGCCAAGGATCTTCGCGGCCCGCTCCATGGCACTGTTCTTGTCCCAGAACTTGTACTTGATGCCGCCATCAATCGTCACCTCAAACGAGGCTATTGCGGCGGCCGTGTCGTCATCCAGCTCGTGCGGCATCTTGATCCGGCCGTCTGGATGCATGATCTGGCGAGGGTCAGAAAAGGCCAGGCGAGCTATCTCTTTGCGCAGCCGAAGTGACTCAAGGCCAGCGTCCTTGTTGGCTTTGTCGAGGGCCGAATCGATTGCTCCACGTATTTCAAGTTTTCTCAAGTTTTGCTCGCCGATCTGGCCTGCCGTCTTTTTGCTGTAACCAGCACGGATAGCCGCTTGCGTGGCGTTTTTGTCT